AAGTAAACCCCTGATTATAACAAAAAGCGTATATGTAACCCTAAGGTAGTGACATTTGCACAACTATTATTTACTTGATATGGTGCTTATAAATAATAAGTTCCTAGAGTATGCGTACATATAGGTAATAAAAAAGCACTAAATCTATAATGAGACAGGGGTAATTGCCTGACAATATGTATAGTCGCTTATGTACGAAAACATACGATAATCGTTATCGAAAAAACGATACTTTTTCATTTTATTTTTGAGTGTAGTTGCCGATAATGTAACAAAAAAATAAAACGTGTGTTGCTATGTGAACGCAACAATTATCAAACTATCTCTAGTAGATAGTTTAGAGTAGATATTAAAATAGTTCAGTAAAACCTTTAAATGAGTACTATTGTATTTATTACATTTGGAAAGTTAGAACTGAGAGGGAAGAAATATTAGTTCGAGTGCACTATAACTAATATTTTAAAAGGTTATATCTATTCTAAAGTATCTATTAAAGATACTATAATACTATACGAACTCCGAGAGGATAAGATAGCAGAGGCAACCATTCAAGGTTGTTTTTTTAATGGAGTATATATGAAAAAGAATAAAAAAGATAATTTCAAACTATGTATGATATATCATTGTAAAGAATGTCCAAGGGCAAGAAAATGTGAAGAAGAACAAAAGAGGTATGAAAAAAATGTTAAGAATAATAATTAGTTTATTATTAGGCTATTTTGTAGGAATGGCAAGTTGTTTATTACAAGTAATAAGAATGGAAAACAGAAAAAATAAAAAGATAGAGAAAATATTAAAAAGAGGTGAATAGTCGTGGCAAAAAGTAAAGTAGACTATTGGCTAACAGATGATGGTTTGACTTTACTCAAAGGCTGGGCTAGAGATGGTCTTACTGATGAACAAATAGCTAATAATTGTGGCATAAGAAGACAAACATTATACGAATGGAAGAAAAAATATAGTGACATAAATGACACCTTAAAAAAAAGTAAGAGTATTGTTGATTATGAAGTAGAGAATTCTTTATTAAAAAAAGCATTTGGTTATAATGCAAAAGTATTAAAACATATAAAAGTAAAGAAAGTAGACTATAATGATGATGGCTATAAAGTGAATGAGCATGAGGAAATAGTTGAAGTATATGATGAAGTACATATACCAGCAGATACTACGGCACAAATATTTTGGTTAAAAAATCGTAAACCAGATAAATGGAGAGAAAAACAACAAGAGGCACCAAATAACGAAAATGATCATGTTATTCTTGTTGATGATTTGAAAGATTATGAAAATAATAAAGATAAGTGATTTAATAATACCAAAATTTTATCCATTATTTCATGATACAAAACATATCCATCATGTAATAACAAGTGGTCGTGCTGGTACTAAATCAAGTTATATGGGAATTAAAGGCATAAGGACCATAGTTGATGATAATCCTGGTTCAGTAGTAGTTTTAAGAAAATTTCATAATAAACTAAAAAAGACAGTATTTAAAGAATGCTTAAGAGCAATAACAAGATTAGGCTATAATAAAAATGAATTTAAAATAACAGTAAGTCCTATGCAAATAACATACAAGAAAACTGGTAATACAATCTATTTTACAGGTAATGATTCAATAGATGACACTAAAGGTATGATAGATGAAGATAGACCAATAGTATTAGTACTAATAGATGAATTAACAGAGTTTTTTGATAAAGGCGAGGGAGAAGATGAATTACAAAATATAGAGGCTACTTTCATTCGTGGTAATGATGAGGACTTTGTTATAGAATATTACTTCAATCCTCCAAAAAATCCAAAAGCACCCATAATGGAATGGTGCGAAAAAATGGAGAGAAGACCAGACACTAAACATGTGCATGTCGATTACAGAGATGTACCTGTTAATTGGTTAGGTAAAAAATTAATAGAATCAGCAGAGATATTAAAAACAATAGATGAAGTAATGTATAATTGGCTATGGCTTGGCTTATGCACAGGAATAGATGAATTAATCTATTATATGTTTAATGAAAGTATTCATGTAAAAGAATGCACTCAAGATGATTGCAAGAATATGGAATATTGCTACATAGGAGTAGACTATGGGCAAATGAATGCTACAACATATGAAGCATTTGGAATAGATTATCAAAATAAATGTATTCGAGGAATAGATGAATATTATTATTCTGGTCGTGAGACTGGAAAGCAAAAGAGCCCGAGTGATTATGCATTAGATTTTAGAAAGTTTAAGGAAAGTCTTGAAGAACAAGGATTGACTATAAGATATGTATTTATAGATCCATCTGCAAAAGGATTAGCAGAAGAAATAAAAAAACAATGTCCAGATGTTATGATAAAGGATGCTAAAAATGATGTGTCTTTAGGAATAAGTAGAGTGCAAAAAGTATTGTCGCTATGTGCAATATTTATATCTCCTAAACAAAAAAATCTAATCAAGGAAATGTATCTATATGAATATGATGAAGATTCAATTGAAAAAGGTAAAGAAATACCAGTAAAGCAAAATGACCATTGTATGGATGCATTAAGGTACTTGATAATGGGTATATGGAAATTAATTAAGGCTATGATACCGATTCTAAAAGAATTAGAAAAGGAGGATGACAATGATAGGTAATTTAATAAGCAAAGTAAAAGGATGGTGGCATAAGATGTTTGATTATAAAAAAATAGTAAATGACTTTGGATTAGATATGGAAACTAGCGAAAGTATATTAAATGCGATTCAAACATGGAGTAAAATATATAATAAACAAGAACCATGGATTGATGAAAATACTAAATCATTACACGTTGCAAGAACAATGTGTGAAAAAGTAGCAAAAGCAGTAACTATTGAATACAAAAGTACATGTTCAGAACCATATATTGATGGAATATATCAAAAATTGTTAAGAAAAAAAAGAAAATATACAGAGCAGATGTTAGGAAAATCATCTGTTTTTTTTAGACCATATTTTAATGGTAAAGATATAAAAGTAAATGTAGTACAGGCAGATAAATTCATACCTGTTGCATTTGATGATGATGACAACTTAACAAGTTATATTTTAATAGATCAAGTAGTAAAAGAAGATAAAATATATACTAGACTTGAATATAACGAGTACAAAGATAATAAAATAACAATTAAAAATATTTGTTATAAGGGTTTCATTAGTGGTGTAACATTATCAAGTAAAATAAGCTTAACAGAAGTTGATAAATGGAAAGATATAAAAGATATAGAGACTATTGAAGGTGTAGATAGATTAATAGGTGGATTTGCTACAATGCCTACAGAAAATGATTTAGATAATAATAGTCCGATAGGACAACCTATTTATCATAATGCTATGGAATTGTTAGAAGAAGTAGATAATCAATTCTCTAGAATTATCCATGAATATGAAGGTACAGAATTAGCAATTGATATAGACCAAAGTATATGCTTACCAGATGGTAAAGGTGGTTTTAAAGTACCAAAAGGAAAAGACCGTTACTTTAGAAAATGGGATTTTGATGAAACAAAAGATAAATCAATGAATATATTTAGCCCAGAAATAAGAGATAATCCATTATTCAATGGACTTAATGAACACTTGATACAAATAGAAAGTGCATGTCATTTATCTCATGGTACACTTGCTAAACCAGAAGCAATTGAAAAAACGGCAACAGAAATGAAACAATCAAAACAAGATTATTATGTAACTGTATCCGACATACAAGCCGTATTACAAAGCGCATTTGATGATTTAATATATGGCATTTATGTATTATGTAAATTATATGGTATTTCTGTAAAAAATAATTATTCAGTTGAATATAATTGGGATGATAGTATTCTTGTTGACAAAGAAACAATCCAAAAACAATCACAATTAGAGCTTTCACAAGGAATAATTGATAGAGTAGCATACTTTATGACTACTCGTGACTGGAGTGAAGAAGAAGCAATAGAGTATATAAAGAAAATGAATGAGAGAAAAAAATTATTAGAACCAATAGAAGAAGAGGAAGAACCTGAAATGTAGGTGATTATTAGTGAATGATAAAAAAATAAATGAACTAATAAAACCAATAATAGATATCTATGACAATTTGGAACTTGAAATTGTAAAAGATATAGCAAATAGATTTGATAATTATGACACTTTAGGTGGTACTCTTGAGTGGAGATTAAAAAAACTTGATGAATTAGGAACATTCAGTAATGACATGGTAGAATTAATTTCTGAATATACAAATAAATCCAAAAAAGAAATATTGCAAATGCTAGAAGAAGCACAAGAAAATACTTTTAATATAGATTATTTAAATAAAGCATATGAAAATGGTATGATTAAAGTAAATCCTATGAAAGTATTAAAATCGCCAACATTTGAGAATATAATTAGCAACTCATATAAGGAGTTAAACAAGACTTTTAGAATGATTAATACAAAAGCATTAGAAAATGTTAATCAGTCTTATATGGACATAATAAATACCGCATATGTTGAGGTTGCAAGTGGTGTTTTTGATTACCAGAGTTCAATTAAAAGAGCATTAAATAAAATGGCTGAAAAAGGCATTAAATGTGCTTCATATGAGCGAAAAGATGGAACAATAGTTAAATACTCTTTGCAAGGCACAATAAAAAGAGATATAGTAACTGCAATAATTCAAACCGCTTGTAAATCATCAATGAAGATGTGTGAAGAATTAGATGCAGAATATGTTGAGGTTACAAGTCATCTTGGTGCAAGAACTGGTGATGGTGTTAATCCAATAACAAATCATGCACACTGGCAAGGAAAAGTATATAAACTTAAAGGTTCAGATAAGTATGATAACTTTTATACTTCAACAGGCTATGGCGATATTTTAGGATTAGGAGGAGTTAATTGTAGACATAACTTTTATCCTTACTTTCCAGGAATAGATGAACCAAGTCAACCACATTATGATGAAGAAGAAAACAAAAAAGAGTATGAAAGGCAACAAAAATTAAACAGATTGAATAGAAAAAAACAACAACAAAACAGAATAAAAGAGGTTGCTATTCATAATGAGGATAAAGACCAAATAAAAGAAATAAATAAAGAAATAAAAAAGATAGATAATGAAGTTAAAAATGTTGATGAAGTTAAATTAACAGACAATGAACAATATGCATTAAATAAATATATGGGGTTTGAATCATATACATACAATGAAAAATTAAGAAATGATATACCATTAGATGAAAACGAAACAAAAATATTAAATAATTTAGATAAAGTATTAGATAAAATGCCTAAATATGCAAATACAGTTACTCGTAGTGTAAGTATAAGCAGTGATGATATAAATTATTTTCTTAAAGATTATAAAGAGGGATATGTTATTCAATATAAAGCATATATGAGTACAACAAAAGGAGATATATATAATCCTGATGCTAGAGTTCAAATGGCAATTAAAAGTAAAAATGGAAGAGATATTTCCAAATACAATAAAGAGGAGCAAGAAATATTGTTCAAACGAAATAGTAAGTTCAATGTAATAAAAGTGGATACAAGTGATGATTTTTATGTTAGAATAGAACTCGAAGAGGTGTAAGTATGAATAAAAAATTTGATAATCCAAAATGGAATCAAGATCCAGGAGCAAAACTTACAAATGAAACATTCAAAATTACAGAAGAAACTAAAAAATGGAGTGAAGAACAAGATAGAAAATGGAAAGAAACTCTAAAAAAATTAAAACAAAGTAAAAATAGCACCAAATAAGGTGCTTTTATTATGCCTTAAAAGTTTAGTAGGTGCAATTCCTACAAAGGCTCCATAAGTCGACTATGTCGGCTTTTTTCGTGTGGTATAGCAACGCTAGGACTAACAAATATTTTAATTCACACGTGGACGTGACCACGTAAAAAATACGAAGGAGGAAAAATATATGAAACGTGAATTTTTAGAAGGATTAGAACTTGATAAGGAAACTATTGACACTATAATGGCAGAGTATGGTAAATCTACTCAAGGACTTAGAGAGGAAAGAGATAATCTAAAAACACAAATTGAAGATGTTAACAAGGAAATTCAATCTTATAAGGATATGGATATTGATAGCATCAAAAAATCAGCCGAAGATTGGAAAACAAAATATGAAGAAATGGAAGCCAATCAAAAGGCAGAAAAAGAAAAGAGTATTAGAGATGAAAGAACTAATGCTTTTTTTAATGACATTAAATTTGCAAGTGAAAGTGCTAAAGCAGGAGTAATCGCTAAATTTAATGAGAAGAACTTTAACTATGATGAAGAATCTAAAAAGTTTTTAGGAGCAACAGAATGGTTAAACGACTTAAAAGAAAAGGACTCTGGGGCATTCCTTAGCGATGTTGTAAATCCAAAGTTTACAACAACACCAACTGCTCCAACAAAACCAAGTTCTATGGATGATGTTATAAAAGCCATGGGAATTAAAGAAGAAAAATAAGAGAGAGAGGAAAAAATTATGAATAATATTGAATTAAGTACAGTTTACTTACCTTTATTAGATAAAGTTTACAAGCAAAATTCAAAAACTTCAATTCTAGAAGGTGATGAAGCTACAATGAAACGTGGCGACAACGGAGAATTAAAAGTCGCAAAATTAGATATGGATGCATTAGGAGATTTTGATAGAAATTCAGGATATACTAAAGGGTCAACAACATTTAGATGGGAAACTATCAAATATGATAAGGAACGTTCACAAGATTTAAGAATTGATAGATTAGATAATGCAGAAGCGTTAAGACTTCCATTTGCTAAATTATCAAGCGAATTTATCAGAACAAAAGTTGTTCCAGAAACAGATGCTGCTCGTATTGCTAAAATAGCAGGAACAGTTGGTATCAGTACTAAAGCAGAAACTTTAAATGGAGGAGCAGAAGTTGTTTCAGCATTACGTGCTTGTTCTAATAAAATGGATGAGGATGAAGTAGATGCAGAAAACAGAATCTTATTTATTACTCCAACATTAAGAGGAGAAATCGCAGACCTTGATACAACTAAATCAAAAGAAGTATTAAGCAAATTCTCAACAATTATAGAAGTACCACAAACAAGAATGTATACAAAAATAGAATTAAAAAATGGTAAAACAGAATATGGATATGCAAAAGCAACAGATGGTAAAGAAATTAACTTCTTATGTGTTGAAAAGAGTGCTGCAGTAGTTCATATGGAACAATTTATTAAATACTTTACACCAGATCAAGACCAAGATGGCGATGATAATGTATTTAAATATCGTAACAATAACCTTTATGGACATGTTTATGAAAATAAACTTGCAGGTGTTTATTGCTCATATAAAGCAGAATAGGAGGAAAAATGAGTACATTTATAGGCATGGGAGTAAATAAAGCAAAAACAGTTGATACTTCCAAATTAGAAAAAGAAAATAAAAAATTATCTGATAAAGTTAAAGAATTAACTAAAGAAGTTGAAACTTTAACAAAAGATAAAACAGAACTAGAAAATAAAGTTAAAGAATTAACTAAAGAATAGAAAGGAGTGATAAGGTATGAAGTCATATGTTGATTTTGATTATTATTCGAAAGAATATAATGGAACTTTAATACCAGAGAAATCATTTCCTAAAATATCAGTAGAAGCAAGTCAAAAAATTAATTATTTTACTCAAAACAGAATAGTTAAAGAAACAGAAGTAATTAAGTATACGACTTGCTTAATTGCTGATGAAATTATGAAAAATGAAAACTTAAAAAACACTATATCTAATGATAAAGAGGTTGCAAGTGAATCAGTAGGACCTCATTCAGTATCATATGTTAATAAGGCGACTATTCAAAAAGAACAAATAAAAGATAATATAACTTTAAATAGATGCTTATATAATATTTGTTTAGAGAATTTACCAAATGAATTGATGTACAGAGGTATAAATGTTTCCAGATGAAATAACTATTTTTAACAAAATAGAAAACGATGATGAAACAACATATCATAAAACTAATTTAAAAAATGTTATATGGTATGGTACAGATAACATTAATCTATTAGGTAAAGGTATTGTTAATTCTGATGACATTAATATAGTTATACCATTAGAAAGTTTATCGGATTATAAAAAAGTAAGTGAATTTAACGAATTAGATGATAAGTCTAATTTTTTTACATTACAAAAAGAAGATAAAATCGTTAAAGGTGTAGCAGATGATATTAAAAGTGTTAAAGAATTAAGCAAATATGAGAATGTAGTAACTATTAAAGGTATAGAAGAAAATTTGTTTGGTTCATCTATTGATAACATTTTAATAAAAGGTAAATAATGCATACAGATATTGAAATCTATATGGATCAAATTTCAATGATACTTTCAAAGCGAGGTTTAGAACCTGGTGGAAGAGTACAAAAGAAATTCACTATTGATGTTAGAAAATATTGTGAACCATATGTTCCTATGGATAAAAAAGTTCTTATAAATAATGTAACCTACGATAAGAATTACGAATCGTTTACTTATCAAAGTCCTTACGCACATTTTCTGTACGAAGGTAGATTGATGGTAGATCCAAAAACTGGAAGTTCATATGCAAGAAAAGGTACCCAGAAAGTATATAAAACACCTACACAAGAATTAGAGTATAAAGGTGGTCCTATGAGAGGAAAACATTGGGACAAACGTATGTGGGCAGATAATGGAGAAAAAATCGTAAATTCAATACAAAAATATGTCGATAGAGGTGGCAAATGAGAAAGATAAAAACAATAGATGCTATAAGAAAGTTTTTCAAAAAAGAATGTTCTTATATAGACAAAAAATCAAAATTATGTGTAGATTTTCTTTCAAATGATTCGGTGTGTTTTTCAATAGAACCAGTTCCAGTCGAACCAATAGTTGAAGAATATATCGATGGTGGAAGAAGAGAGCAATTTGTTTTTGTATTAGCATGTATGTTTCCTTATAACGATGAATTTATGAATAACATAGATAATAGTGGTTTTTTTGAAACAATACAAGACTGGTTAGAAGAATGTACTGAAAATGGAGTTTTTCCTAAATTAGATAGTAATTATTCTCCAGTTGAAATAAAAGCGATAACGAGCGGTTATTTGTTTGGTATTAGTGAAGATATGTCGAATGCTAGATATCAAATACAATGCCGTTTTTTATATGACAAGGAAGGTGAATAAAAAATGGAAAAGAGAAAGAGACATTTATGGGCTCAAGGTCTTAAAACAAGCGAAAATACATTCGATAGAATGGGTAAAGGTATTACAAGTCTAGAGTTATCTTATAACGCTTCTGAAACATCAGAAAAATATATAGATGAAGAAGTTAAAACAACAACTATCGATGAATATGCTCCTTCATTTGATGGAGAACAAACTTGTTATAAAGATGAACCTATTTTTGAATACTTAAACAAAAAAAGATTACAATTAGCAACTGGTAGTGATGCAGAAAGTGAAGTAATCAATGTAGATATTATGGATAAACAAACAGATGGTAGTTATACTGCTCAAGTATTTGCTTGTTCTATATCTATCACTTCATATGATGGTACAGTTCTTAAATATAAAGTTAATCTAAATAGTGCTCCAAAAAATGGTACTGCAACAATTGCTAATAAAAAAATAACATTCACAGAGAAAGATTCAAAATAATTAATGGGGGTACAAAGATGTACCCCTCTATTTTTATATAAGGAGGAAAAATGAATAATACAGTAAGTTCAATAACAGTAAAAAAGAAAAATGTATATACAATAAAAATTATGGATGAAAATGGAAAATATACAGGAAATAAACTTGAGTTTAAATTAGATGATGTAGATTTAATGTTAAAACTAGAAAAAGCAGCGGAAGAAGTAGACAAAATAAAAAATAATATTAAAATGCAACAAGTAATAATAAGTAAACGACAAGACGTTCCAGGAAAATACGTATTATCTAAAAATGAACAAGATTTATATAATCTTTATTCAAATGGTTATAAAAATATAAGAAAAGCAATAGATAATTTTTTAGGAGAAAATGGATGTCAAAAAGTTTTTGGTGATACAAATTCTCTTGAAATGTTTGATGATTTAATGGAAATGTTAAAACCTGAATTTTCTAAAATGGGGTTAAGTTTTGAAAACTTAAAAAATAGAATAAAATCTAAATATTCTGATAAAAAGGAAAATGTAATTTGATATTTCCAGAATATGCTGAAATCAATGGTAAAAAATATAAAATAAATACAAGTTATAAGGTTGCTTTAAAATGTTTAGATGTAATTAATGATTCTGACATAACGGATTTAGAAAGGGCTCTTGCAGTCGTTTTTTTATTGTTTGAATTTATTCCTGAAAACGATGAAGATATAGCTTTACTTCTTGAAAAAGCAAAAATATATCTAGAATGTGGAGAAAGTAAAGAAAATCCAGAAGATATAAAAAAAGATATGGATTACAGGAAAGACTGGAAATATATAGTTCCAAGTTTTGAAAGTGATTATCATATTGACTTATCTAAAACAGATTTACATTTCTGGCAATTTTATTATTTGCTAACTGGTTTAACAGACAAATCAATGTTAAGTAGAGTAAGAGATATAAGAAATTATGATTTATCTACAGTAAATGATGAAAAATTCAAAGAAAAAATGAGATTAGCAAAAAAAGAAGTAGCACTTGATGATGAAGAATATACAGAGGAAGAACAAGAAGAAATAAATGAATTTGAAAGCCTATTTTAGGAGGTGATATAATGGATGGTTCAATTACAATAAAAACTAAAATAGATAGTTCTGGTATAGAGGGACAATTAGAACAAGTAAATGAAAAAATAAAAATACAAGAAGAAAAGTATAAGAATACTAAAGATTCTCTTAATGAGATTACTAATTCACTTAAAACAAATAATGCAGAAGTAGAAGGAATGGTTAGTAATTATGAAAAGTTAAATTCAATAATTAAGGACATGCAAACAAAAGCAGATTCTCCAAAAGGATTATCTACCAGTGGGTATGATGAACTTAATAAATATATTGCAGAAAGAGAAAAATTAGGAAATAGTATAGATAAGGTAAATGCAAAAATAGTTAAAGAGGAAAGTCAACAAAAAAAATTAACTTTATCTCTAAAACAACAAAAATTGCAATACGACCAATTAATTGGGAAAAAACAAAAATTAGAAGTAGAAGCATTTAAAAAAAATACAATAAATGTAGGAAAAATGAATGATGGTATAAAACAAAGTATAAAAAGTTTGTCAAGATATGCATTAGCATTATTCAGTTTGTCGACAATATACTCATTTTTATCATCATCAGCGAATTCTTGGTTAAGTTCTAACGATTTAGGTGCTAAACAATTATCAGCAAACATTGAGTATATGAAATGGGCGATAGGTAAATCACTCCAACCGGTCATAGAAACATTAGTTTCTTGGATGTATAAACTATTACAACTTATAGGAATGGTTGCAAATGCATTATTTAAAGTAAATATCTTTTCTAAAGCATCAGCAAAGGATTTTGAAAGTTCAAAAAAATCAACCGCTGGAATAGCGAAGAATACAAAAGAAACAAGTAACAATTTAGCAAGTTTCGATAAACTGGATGTACTCCAAGAAAACAAAGATTCGAAAAGTGGAGGTGGTTCTGATTTCACAATGCCTACAACCGATTTAAGCGGTATGGATATAGAAGTACCAAAATGGATGCAGTGGATTTTAGATAATGGTGATTTGATTATAAGTATTATAGGAGGTATTACCGCAGCAATATTATTATTAAAACTAGGTGTAGGTGGATTAATTTCACTTGGTATAGGTATTGCAATAGCAGGAGTAATTTATTTAATACAAAGCGTAATTAAATATCTTAAAGATCCATCGTTTGAGAATTTTGGAAAGGTATTAACCGGAATTGGATTAATCATTGCTGGAATAGCAATTGCTTTTGGTGCATGGCCAGTTGCAATAGCGGGTGCACTTGTTGCGATAATAGGAATAATTATATCGAATTGGGAAAAGATAAAAAATTTTGCACTTGGAATAGGTCAGTGGATAGAAGAAAACTTTGGTTTGCTTGGAGAAATAATAAATGTTTCGATTAAAGATGGATTGTCTGCTTTTGAAGTTTTATTTGGTGGAGTTAAACAAATCTTTGATGGAATAATTCAAATTGCTAAAGGAGATTTAGCAGGAGGATTAAAAACAATTTTTGCAGGTATCGTTAATGTAATCATTGGTGCATTAAATGTTATGATAAATGCTTTAAATGTTTTAATATCTCCAGCAAGGGCATTAATAATTGCATTTGGAAAAGTCACTGGTAAAAATTGGAACATGAGTAATATAAAAATACCATCAATTCCAAAAGTTAGGCTTGCAAAAGGTGCAATAGTAAATAATCCAAGAAGAGGTGTAGATGTTAATGTTGGCGAAAATGGAGCAGAAATGATGTTACCTCTTGAAAATAACACAGAATGGATGGATATTTTAGCAGATAAAATTGCAAGTCGTTCGGGAGGTAATGGACCAATAAACATAAAAGCAACTGGAACATTATCACAATTAATAAGGTTACTAAAACTTGAACTTGATAAAGAAGATGATAGAAGAGGTGGCTCTATGATAAAAGGTGGTACATTATGATAGTATCAGATTTTTTAATAGTAGATGGCATAAAGTATAACATTCATGTAAAAACTGGTGTTAAAAGAACAGCAGATTTTTTATATAAATATGCAAATAGAGTCCAATCTGGAGTGCTTGAATCCGAACTTATAGGTGTTTATTTTAATTACTCAAATATAAGTTTTGAAAAGCAAACAGATAAAAACTATAATGAATATAATTCTTTATACGACAAACTAACTGAACCAAACGAAAAGCATACAATAACAATCGCTAATTATACTTTTCAAGCCTATTTTGCTAACGTTTCTGATGAAATTTATTCTTACAAAGATGGTAAAGCATATTTTAAAAATCTAACAGTTGAATTTAAAGCGATAGGACCAGCAAGAATATGAGAACGAGTGCAAAAATTGTTTTTGGTTTATATGATATAACCGCAAAAGATGATGCTCAATTAACTGCAAATGACAAACAAACATTTTGTAATTTAGATGAATTACAAGAGGAAAATGTTAATGAAGTAAAATATGCTACACTTGAAAAAAATTATTTTAACCTTGATGGAAGTAAAGTTCTTTTGAATTACACTTCAAGAGCGACGGGTACGGGTTTATGGAGTAAATCAATGTCTGATAGCAAAGGTTTATTCCAAACACCACCTACGCTCGTGATTAATTTTTCACAATCCCATTCTTCAAATGGTTTAACTTTTCAATTTTCAGAAGATAATTATTGTAGTGACTTAAATATAAAATATTATAACGGAAGCACACTTATAAAAGATTTAAATTTTACGCCTAATAAGAGTACTTATTTTTGTAGTGAAATCGTTGAAAATTATAATAAGATAGTAATAACCTTTAAGAAAACAAACAATCCTTATAGATACTTAAAATTGATTAATATCATATATGGTCAAAATAGGGTGTTTGAACCAAGCGAAATAACAAGTGCAAACATTTTAGAAGAAATAGATCCATTATCAAATGAAATAAGTATAAATACTTTAGAGTTTTCAATATTTTCAAGAGATGAGTCGTTTAATATGCTTAATCCTAAAGGTATATATAAACTTTTACAATCAAGACAAATGTTTAAAGTTTATGAAATGAATGATGGCGTTGAAATGGATATGGGAACATTTTACCTTGATGAGTGGAAAAATGAAACAGAGGCAATTTCTAACATGAAGGCAATTGATTTAATAGGATTGCTAGATAAGACAACCTATTATGGCGGAATCTTTTATGATAAGCAAGTAGATATAATCTTAATTAGAATTCTTGAAACTGCAAATATGGATGAACATACAATTACATTTGATGATGATAATTTAAGAAAAATTCATTTAAGTGGTTATATTCCTATCTGCACACATAGAGAGGCAATTCAACAAGTATTGTTTTCTGCGGGATTAGTTGCTGATTGTAGTAGAAGTAAGAAGATAAAAATTTATAAACTTAAAGATTCAAATATAAAAAATATACCATATAGTAGAAAAAAACAAGATTCAGAAACCATTGAGTTGAACGACATTGTAACTGGTGTACAAGTAACATCACATCAATACTTGTATAATACAAATACACAAGTATACTCTGAAAAGAAAGAATTATATAATGCTGATTTAGAAGTTGGAGAGCATTTTATTAAGTTTAGCGAACCAGTATATGGAATAACTGTTGAAGGTGCTACATTATTGGATTTTAGTTGTGCATATGCAAAAGTAAATGTAACTACTAAAGGTAATGTTAAGATTGAGGGTTATGAGTATTATCATATAACAAAAGTATATGAGTCTAAAATTGAGGTAAAGGATAATGAAAAAGAAAATGTTTTACAAGTAACAGATGCGACTTTAATAAGTGATAACAATGCTAAAGAAGTAGCAGATAGAATTCTTAATTATTATCAAAATACTTATAAAATGAGTGTTGAATTTAAAATTGATGATGAATCCATTAGTGATACCGCAATTGTAGAAACATTATATAATCAAAAACTTAAAGGAAATATCAAAAAATTAGATATTGATTTAACAGGTGGGTTTATAGCAAATGCATCTATTATTGGTTCATTATACGAGGAGGGAACAAATGAAAACACTAATAACTGATAGAGTTGAATTAGATATAATTGAAGCAAAAGAAAATCCCTCAGCAACTGATTATAAAAAAGGAAATTATAATTTTACAGACCTTAACAGACTTGAAGAATGGTGTAGTTACTTGCAAAAAAAATTTAATGATAATGGTTATAAATTAAATCTAAATTTAAAACTAAAGTATTATACCTATGAAGAATTAAAAAAGTTTAAATATTCAGATTTAAAAGAAATGCTATTTATAGAACTAAAACACGGAAACTGGGGTATGACAGACATACCTACATTATCCGAAATCAACAGAATAAGAGATAACATACAAACATTAAAAAATAATCTTATGACAAGAAGTACATTAACAATAGTTAAAAACAATACAATGAATTACAATCAAGCAAACATACTTGAACAAATCTTGTTTGAGTTAGATGAATTATTTACATTATATGAAAAGTCCTTGCGATATTGTGGGACTTTTTATTGTGGGGAGGAATAAATATGTATGAAAAATTAAATTTTAAAGACAGAATAGTCGAAAAGCCAAACACTTATACTGTTCAAACCAACGATGATGGGACAGTTACTTTAATACCTGCTTTTGGGAATACTTTACAAGAAGGTACTATCATTAATAGTAAAAATATGGATCATATAGAAGAAGGCATAAAACAATTATCAAACAAAGTATACGTAAAAGATAATTATGCAGTTTTAACAGGAACTATAAGTGTTGAGAGTAATAAAGTATCTGGTAAAGAAATTAGTCTTCCAAATGGATTTACAAGTAATAATAGTTTTATTATTGGTTTTAAATGGAACGAAGGTTATGCAACTAAAACTATTTTAGGAAACTTAATTACGGATGGAAAAGAAATGACAACAAATTATATGATTCTTGCATACGGATCGAGTAGTAAAATAGATATTAGATTCTATAATCCAAGAAGTACAAAAAGTACATTTAATTATGAATTACTATTAATGAAGTATAAGGATTAGAGGTGATATAAATGGGAACATATACAAAAAATTTAAAATTAGAAACACCAAATTATACAGACAATGCTGATATACCAGCACTAACAAAAAAGAACAATGAAATTATTGATAGTGAAATGATAAAAAGAGCAAATGGTTTAGATTATAACGAACAAACAGGAGTATTACAATTAACAGGAAACAATTCTAAAGTAGGTAGTCCTATACAAATAAAAAACAACCTACCGGTAACTTCAATGTCAAGTGGTACAGAATTAAAAGTAAATAACTATAAACAATTAATAAAGTTTACTAAAGAGGGTAAAACAGAACAAAAAACATATACTGGTAAGAATTTATTAAATTATATAGATAATTTACAAAGTACAAATGGATTAACAAACACTATAAACTCTGATGGAAGTATAACAACAACAGGCAAGCCTACAACAGATTATATGAAAATAGTAAAAACACAGAATTTCATAGATTTTTTTGAAGATGGAGAAACTTATACAATTTCTCAACAACAACCAAACGAGAAGTTGTTTATTCAAGTTAATGCTAAAAAAAAGGACGGGACATATTCTTATTATTTTGGTAATAAAGGAAAATCAACTTTTAAAGTAGATAAGGCTACATATGTAAGTTATTTTATTGGTGTACAAACACATACTATGAGTATGTGGGGAGATAGTCCATTAACAATAACAAATAAATATATGTTATATAAAGGTACAGATACTGCTGATACTTCTTACGAACCATATGTTGGAGGACAATCAAGTCCTAACCTAGATTATCCCCAAGAGATAGAGAATGTTAAGGGTGTAGAGAATTTATTTTATAATGTTGTCACAAGTTCTACACCATCTGGAATAACAATAACACAAAATGATGATGGAAGTCTTATATTAAATGGGACTACCACAGGAGTTTCAATATTCGATTTCAAACTACCAAAAGCATTGCCTGCTGGGACATATACTTTTAGTATTGAAGGTTCTGATAATATTTCTAATGATGTGTTTTTGAGGGCTAGAGGTAATAATGGACAAATGGTTACAACTGATGCACAAGTTCAAGGAAATAATACAACTCAAAATTCACATACTTTTACTTGTGAAAAAGAAATAGTAAAAGTTGCACTAAATATTACGACAACAGGTAAAACATTTAACAATTTTGTAATAAAGCCTATGTTAAGTAAGAAAAAAAGTAATTATGTACCATATGGAAGTAATTATCTGCAATTAACAAATATAGGTAAAAATTTATTTAATTATACTCCAGTATTAATAACACAAGTTAAATCAAATTTAAGGACAAATAATATTTATCCAAATAGTAATATATTACTAAAAAAAGGTACTTATATACTATCATTTTCTGATATGGTCATGAAAAATAATATAAAAGAATTTGGAGTGCAACTTTTTGATAACAATACTCAATTAGCAACTTTAACTTTATCAAACAACAAAAAAAGTGCTATATTCACTATAAATAATGATGCGAACATAAGTAGATTATATACTTATTTAGATAATTCAGATAATAATGATGCAACAATAACATATAAAAATATTCAATTAGAAAAAGGAACAGTTGCAACAGATTATGAGCCATATGAAGAAAAAAATATAAATGTAGATTTAAAAGGAAATGAATTATGTAGTAATTTAGACAAAACAACAAATAATGAATTGATAGTAGAAAATTCTAAAGCTAAAATCAATAAAAAAATAAAAGGATTTACATTTACTGGTGATGAAGAATTTACTAAAAGAAATGATGGTGATGGAAGTACAACTATTACATTTAATTTACCTATCCATGAAGATATAGTTGAATTAAACACTGTCAGTAACATGTTTTCTTATGAACAAAGTTCAACATCTGGTAATGAAGGTATGGGCGTTTCAATCGGGAACAATAAACTTGTTTATATACAAATAAAAAGAAGTAGATTATCATCACTTGATGTTGCTGGTTTTAAAGAATTTCTCAAGGCTAAATACAATGCTGGAACACCTTTAAAAATACAGTGTGAATTGATAGAACCAGAAGTCATCGATTTAGGAAAAGTAGATTTTGATTTAATAGAAAATAGTACATTAACTTGTGAAGAAGAATCAGATATGCAAATAGATTATTTAACGATTTCTAGTAACATATTTGTACAAGATAATCTAGATGGTAACTCAAATCAAAAAGCGCCAAGCGTAGATGCAGTAAACAAAGCAATAAATAAAATAAGCAATTATTCTAGCGAAGAGCAATGCATAGGCGAATGGTTTGGAGAGAAGCATTATAGAAAAGTATTTGAAATAGATATGGATTCCACTTTAAAACAAATGACTATTCCAACGGGAATAGATATGAAACAATTAACACATGCCTATGGTGTTGGGTTACATCAGAGCACAATTTATATTCCATTAAATTTTTATAATAATTTGGGTTGGGACTCTTTTCATTTAACTGGGAAAGGTGCAAACATCATTTTACAAAGAGGAGATAATTTCTCCATAACAAAAGTATTTATAACATTAGAGTATACAAAAAATGTATAGTAAAGAAATAGAAGAATTATTAAAAATAAGAAATAATTTAATAAATGTAAAGGAGTATATAGAAATATGCGATAGTCCTCAAGTAGACCATGTCAAATACGACAATGGTCTTTTCTATTTGTGGACTAATGATAATTATAAATTTGTTTTAAAAATAGGAGGTAAATAATATGGAACAATTTATAGAAAAAATAACAAACATAAGTGAACCAAAGACAATATTTTTAATATGTGGTTTATTTATTTTTGCTGATGTACTTACAGGGTACTTGAAAGCATTTAAAAATAAGAAAGTAAATTCATCAATTTCAAGAGATGGATATATAAAGAAAATAGGATGGGTAATTTCTATTCTTGTAGGCTTTTTAGTTGATATGCTTGTTAATGTAAATATTTTCTTAGTAGGTAGTGCAGTTGTATGTATTACAACAGAAGCAATATCTTTTTATGAAAATCTTGGAGAATTAGGAATAAAATTACCATTCAAAAAGTACTTTGTTAAGCTATCAAATGTTGAGGGTAACAATGAAGAGTAGAGAAAAAGAAATAAATTATTTGATTTACCTAAAAAGTAAATTAATTCAAGATACTAAAAAAGAAATAAAGCAATTGAGATTAGAAAAAGAAAATTTGTATAGAAAGAAGGAAGTAAGAAAATGAATATAATAGAAACAAATTTAAAATTTAAATCAATGAGTAAAAGACAATCAACTGATAGATTAATATTACACCATAGTGCTTGTTCAAGTTGTACCGCAGAACAAATTCATCAATGGCATTTAAATAATGGTTGGGAAGGTGCAGGATACCATTTTTTAGTAAGAAAAGATGGTAATGTGTACAGATTAAGACCAGAAGAATATATAGGTGCTCATGCATATGGAAGTAATTATAATTCAATAGGTATATGTGCAGAAGGTAATTTTGAAAATGAAACAATGCCAGAAGCACAGAAAAATAGTTTAATTGAATTAGTATCTTATTTAAAAGGAAAATATGGAATAAGTAAAGTACTAAAACATTCAGATGTTAATAATACTG